TACAATCCAATCCAAAAATAACTCCAAGAAAATTTGCCAACATTGTAGAATATTTAAAAAGTCCTGCATCAAACACAGAAGGCCTGGCTGCTGCATTTACCCTGTTTATCCTGCTACACGATTTGAAGTTAGACATCTTGCGTAACTTGGATTTGAAAGATCCCGGACACGAAGGCTGGGTAATGGCCACACCTGCAGGCTATGCTAAAGCGGTAAATCGCTTTGATTTTACCGCTAGAAATGCCGCACGAAACAATCCTCAACAGGCGTAATTTTTGCCAAAAGACTAAATAAAAGCAGGTCCACCGAGACCATTAACTTTAAAGGATTTTTATCATGGCATATTTCGCACCCGTAAATGGCGATGCTCAACCAGTATTCGCACTAGACGTTCAAAACGGCCCAGTTGCCCCCAGTGCTAGCACCGCTGCTACCCCTGTAAACCCAGCTGGTCCTAAACTGGACTTCTTCCGCTGTGTTGCTAACACTACTGTTGTTGGCCAACAAGGCGTACAAGAGTATGTTGCTAACGTTATCAACGCTATTCAACAAACAGCTACCGTAGCAATCTATCAAGTTGACGGCACCGTCCTCAGCTTTGCTACATATCCAACAGGAGCTTTTGCTAACGCCAGCACAAACACTTCTGCTGCCTCTTTCTTGACTGCTGCCAACATTACCTACACAGGGTTTCAGTTGGATACCTGCACCAGCGTTGGTTTCAAACTATCGACCTAATTTTAGGTAAAGTGCAAAAACACAACCCCGGAACTAAAAACTCCGGGGTTTTTGTTTGGCGTTAAATACTCACAGAATGAAGATACAAGGCCGAACACTGTTTGATTGCAGCCCCACTGGTATTACTGGGCATTTCAGATCAAGTCAAATACCCTTTGAAGATCGTGTGGGTCAAGTCATACGCAATATTGAAGACTGGAATCGTGCCAGGAACCAACAACGCAACTGGGAAACCCTGCAACAAATGATCAGCTTGCGAGCACAACCTGATGTTGTGCAGTTACCTAAAGTGCGTGACAATCAATGGGTGTTCGAATTTGAAGTAGAAGCTGCTGGGGTGTATTCAACCACAGCCGAAATTGATAACTTGACTGGGCTTCTAAATGAATGTGCTGGTATACCAATGATAACCAATCTAAACGAAACAGGCCAGTTAGAGCCCAGTTTAATCATTGCTGGACCCAATCAAAACTTGTGGTTCGAAACCATAAATAAATGACCGGGAGAAATAATGGCCGATACAACTGATATTGAAAAGAAAAGTCTTGAAGCACATGTGGAATTGTGTGCTGAGCGGTATCGCCTGCTTGAAGTCAAACTGGAATCAATGGACGAAAAGATTACTACTCTTTTTGGAGTAATTGCCGAACTGCGTGGCATGTTGCAAGTCACCACTACCAAAAACAACGATAGACTACTCAGTTGGGGAGTGGGCATAATTGCTACCCTTGTGGGTGCCCTAGGCTGGGCAGCAGCACATTTGATCAAACTATGACTCGAGAACAAAAATTAGAACGCTGGGCCGAGCGTGAAGTTCGTCGCAATATACACACAATGATTGTGAATGATGAGTCGGGTGGATATGTGGCATTTGGTCGGTATCATTTGCGTCCTGCAGATCAGTTGTTTGAAGTATACACACCAGGCGATAATTTAATAGGCATATTCAGCAACAAACGCACAGCAATCAGTTGGTGTGTGGCTGACAAACACAATCAACTTAGACTGGCACAAAGTATCAAAACTTTAGATACCAAAAAACAAACACTGTCAGCAGACATATACTGTAGACGACAAATGGCTGATCGCAGCCGAGACAACAGATTTAGTGAAGTGGTATTGACCAAGTTACAACCCAAGGTTCAGCAACATGCCTTGGTGGATCAGGAACTTGAAAAATGTTTAAATTCGGCTAAATATATACAACTTAGGGGATTCCAAAATGAAACTGCAAGAACTAGCGGCAATCAAGCCAACTAAACAAATAGCCCGTGTATTCGAAAGCTATTTTGGCTCACGCATGAAGTTTGACCAAATTACTGGCAAGCAAGCTCAACAGATGTTGAGCCGTGTGCGTGGCGTACTAGGCGAAACTCGTCGTCAACCTTCGTTCCATCAAAGCGAACGCAATCCAGCTTATCTCAAGCTGTTGATGATGGAACAGGCATTGACTGCTAGAGTAAAAGAAGACATGGCACCTGCTGCGCCAGCAGCTCCAGGCGCACCTGCTGCTCCAAATTTATCACAAGCCACTTCCACAGTAAAAGATCCAAAGCTAAAAGCCGCATTAGATAAAAGCACAAAAGGTCAGACTCTTACACCGGACGAACAAAAGATGGTTGCTGGTGCTGCCATGATGGCTGCTGAAAGCCGCCTGCGCCGTACTTACAAAATGTTAAAAGAATCAGAAGTGCAACAAGCCCAAGTGGTGTTGGCTGCACAAGACATGGTTGACAAGATGCAATCAATGTTGGAAGATGCCAGCGAAATGCAATTTAAAGAATTGCCTGCCTTGGTTGATTCAATCAAGAATCAAGTGGGGATTGATCAAGCCTCGCAATTTAATGCAGATGCTACCGCCGCACTTACTGGCCTGGTACAAAATTTACAAGGTGCCAAACAACAACTGGATCAAGCACTTGGCGTGGTAACTGGCGCAACCCCTCCACCTGACGCTGGTATGGCTGCCATGGGTGGTGCACCATCACCTGCTGGTGATATGGCCGCTGCCGGTATGGATGATCTAGACGCTGCTGCTAACATGGCTGGTGGCGAAATTGCACCTCCTCCTGAAGACCCTGCCGCAGTTCCCCCTGCCGCACTTGGCCGCGCTAAGAGATAATGCGGATTGACGAAGTTGAGTCCACAAATGCCGGAGCCGACCCTAACAAATTGGTAGGGTTGGTTAACTTCCTTGCAGGCCGAGCAGAGGATACCAATGCTCAAAAACAGATCAGTCAAGCTGCTTTTATATCAGCTGCTCAAAGCCTAGGTATTGCTATCACCAGTCAAAATCTTGGCGACGTTGTAAGTCAACCTCCCCTAAGTGGTGTGCTAGAGCCGTTAGATCCAAATTCCGGAATGGTCACATTCAAAGGCGCTGATATTGGTCCAGAAAAGCTGTCAGTGCAACAAAGTCAACAAGTGGTAAACAAGATGGCCAAATCGGCCATGAAACGGCCAATGTAATGTAGTCAACTAATTGTTGACACAAGGCGTTAAATATAGTATACTATGCTGTAGGAGGCCCGTATGAAAAAACTCATTGCTCTCGCATTATTAACCTTGGCTGTGTCAGCTCAAGCACAACATCACCATCATCATAGACACGGTGGCGGAAACTGGATAGCACCAGTGATTGTTGGTGGGGTAATTGGTTATGCGTTGACACGCAACTACACTGAGCCTGTTTACAATTACGGATATGTTCCACCACCCGTAGTGGTTGTGCAACAACCCCTGCGTTCTGTCTGCACACCCTGGACTGAAACCCAATATGCAGATGGCACGGTCACTAGAACAAGAACTTGCCAATGAAACATTGGAAAGCCTACGTCAAATACACTGACAACATTGGTGTATTAAAACAGTATGTTGCCACAGTGGCAGCACAAAATCAGTTTGAAGCCATAAACAAGTTTAAACAGAAGTATGGCCCAGACTGTCTAATAGGTTGGATACAGGAAACAAAATTATATGGCTTACAGTCAGCAGGTTATTGATCATTATGAGAATCCCAGGAACGTCGGCTCTTTTGATAAGAGCGATACTGATATTGGTACTGGCATGGTTGGCGCACCTGCCTGTGGAGATGTAATGAAACTTCAAATCAAGGTGCAAGATGGTATCATCACAGACGCAAGATTCAAAACATACGGATGCGGCAGTGCGATTGCCTCCAGTTCTCTTGTTACCGAGTGGGTTAAAGGCCGGACGCTTGACCAAGCGGCAGCTCTTAAAAATTCAGAAATTGCTCAAGAACTCTCGTTGCCACCTGTCAAAATCCATTGTTCAATCCTTGCTGAAGACGCCATCAAAGCCGCTGTAGAAGACTACAGAAAGAAGCATGATCTCTCTAACTGATCGTGCGTACACCAAAGTAAAACGACTACTGCAAGCCAAAGACTATGCTGGCATTCGACTTGGGGTAAAAACTACAGGTTGTTCTGGCCTAGCGTATGTGTTAGAATACGTACAAGAATACATGCCTTCAGAATCTGACATTAACTATGCTCAACAGGACTTTGTAGTACTAGTTGATAAGAAAAATGATGTGTACCTTAAAGGCATTACTGTAGACTATGTGCGCCAAGGCCTTAACGAAGGCTTTGAGTTTCGCAATCCCAATGAACGTGACCGCTGCGGTTGCGGAGAAAGTTTTAGAGTTTAACTTGTACAATCCAAAATTTGATTACACTCCCATACCCAGGGTCACAATAGACGGTAAAAGATTCTACGCCACTCCAGATGGCAACAAGTTGCCCAGTGTCACTACTATCCTGGACCGAACAAAAAGTGAAGAAAGCAAAGCTGCCTTGCACAACTGGCGGCGTGCAGTAGGCGCAGAACGAGCACAACAGATAACCACTGAAGCTGCCAATCGTGGCACCAGAATGCACACCTATCTTGAAAAGTACATTCGAGAAGGTGCTATACCTGCCCGTGGTTCAAATCCATTCTCATGGCCCAGTCATATCATGGCAGAAGAAGTGGTCAACAAAGGGCTAAAAAATGTAAGTGAATTTTGGGGAATTGAAGTGCCCTTGTACTTTCCGGGTGTGTATGCAGGCACAACAGACGGTGCAGGTATCCATCTAAATGAAGAATCTATCCTGGATTACAAGCAAACCAACAAGCCCAAAAAACGCGAATGGATTGACGATTACTTTGTTCAGTTGTGTGCATACGCAGAAGCGCATAACGAAATACATGGCACACGAATCCGAAAAGGCGTAGTTTTGATGTGTGTAAAACCCGACCTGGATGAGCATCACAACATTGTGGGCGAGCCCAAATATCAGGAATTTGTGCTAGAAGGCGCAGAATTTGAAAAGTACCGTACCATGTGGTGGAAAAAGGTTGAACAGTTCTACATGCTAAATATGTGATACCTCAAGGAATCACACTGTGGCAATTGTACAAATCTCAAGAATAACCAACCGCAAAGGTCTCGAAGAAGATCTTCCGCAACCACTAGCTCCTGCTGAACTTGGCTGGGCAGTAGACACACGCCAATTGTATATCGGTCCTGGCACACTAGCTGAAGGTTCTCCAGATGAACGCAACAATGTAGAAATTCTAACAGAATACTCAGATATTCTTGCCACTCAAACTGCCTACACTTATTCTGGCTTTGCAGCCACTGGCTACACTGCACAAACTGGAGTCACAGCAGGTTCGCCTGTCAGTCAAAGTTTACAAAGCAGACTAGACAGTTATTGTGTGGTAACTGATTTTGGTGCTACAGGAAATGGTCTTACTGACGACACCGCAGCTATAAATCGTGCTCTCAATCAATTGTATTGTGTGCAAGCAAACCCACAAATTCGCAGAAGTTTGTTTTTTCCTGCTGGCAATTATCTAATTACCAACACTATCTTGGTGCCGCCTTATGCCATGCTTTATGGTGAAGGTCCAGAAAGCAGCATTTTGAATTTCTTTGTGACTGCATGGACTAACACAGTGGCCTATGCCGCTGGCGTTCTAGTAAAGTCCGGCGGTTTGTATTACAGATCAAACTTTGCAGTGCCTGTCGGAACTGCGTTGACCAGTACCGTCGGCGGCCAATACTATTGGGGCAACATAACCACTGGAGCGGCCAGCGGGTTGCCGGGTTACATAATGCAAACAGCCAGCAGTAATGGTCAACAAACTGGCGTTAACATTGTGAGCCCTTACGAGCCACAAAATATTTTGATTTCTAACATGAGTATGATTACCAATCAAATCATGGATGGCATGTTAATGGAATATGCTCATGACTGTGCATTGACCAATGTCAGCATACAAGGTGCATTGACCACAAGTGAATTAGATTCAGCAGCTGATGATATTGCAGCAGTGCGTTGGTCCAGCACAACCTCATTGGTCACTAACCATGTGAACTTTGACAATTGCAGTTTTAGTGGGTTTACATATGGCACCAACACTGATCAACAAATTGAAGGTGTTACAATCTCCAATTGCAAGTTTGACACATTGTATCAAGGAGTGTATCTAGGTGGAGCCACTCCAGTCAACGGTGGCCCAACTGGCGTGGGATTGATCAGCA